CAAACGTCCCCTGTTCTTCTTCGTAGTGGTCTAGAAACAGCTCAGCACTATAGTCCGGGATGTTTGCGTAAGTCAGGGACAGCTTCATGTTGGTGCGGTTGCTGCCGTATAAAATCCTATGCTCAACGCCGTTTTGACTCTTAAAGACCTTGACGGGAAAGTCGCCAGCGTCAAACGTGCGAGCGGTAGGGATTAAATCAGGGAAAGCCATTAGACATCCTCCACTTCTACAGAGTTGGGGTCTTTAACGAATTTGGCAATCTCACTAGCTCCATCGCTAGTGCAATTATGCTCAGAAGCCACAATATCCACTGTGCCCTCCTGCGAAAACGTTAACTGCTCAACAACATAAACGTTCTCGCTCTTGTTGCCGTCTTGGACAGTGAACACAGAATTGTGGAATCTGGTGTCAGCCACCCTCCCACCGCTAATTTCCATCCGTCCATCGTCTACGTCTTCTGAACCTACTTGGAAAAAGGTGACGCTATACATTCCATCAGAGAGGCTTTCGACACTTGTCACCGCCCCTGATGAACTGACCGTACCGTTATTTGCGCTTCTGTACGGAGAAGACTCAGTAATGACCTTGATGTATGAACCCGCTCTTAAATTTAAACCTTCTATCGTTGTTGAAAAACTAATTGTATGAGTGACAAACTTACGAAGACCTAAGAAGTATTGCGCGACCTTAACAGCGTGGCCCCTAGACGTGCAGAACTGTGTCAAATCAAAATTCTCTTCCGGCAGGTTTGCTGATGGGCTACCTTTTATTTTTACTTTCATAACTCTTTCTTCTGGGAGTTTATTGCGCGACTCAAACCGATACCGAACTGTGGCTGTAAAGTTTCTGCGCTCTTCGCTTCTTAAATATTCGAGCTTGTAGCTGTCTTCCAAGATGTTGCCTGACGTAAACAGCTGATCAATTGGTACTGGCCCGGTGTTGATGTGACCGCTTGCTTTGTTGTACGGAAGAGCTGGCAGCAGAGAAAATTTCCCATCCATCATCACAAAGTTGCACAAGAAATAAGGCGCAGTGTCTGTGATGTATTGACGAAGGTTTGTGCGTTCTGTAATCGCTCCATTAAAAAACAATTCTTGCTGGTGAATGAACCTAGCGGCCTCTCTGAAATCATCTACGTTCAGCAAGAACGCATTATCTGGGGTCATGCCCATAAGGTTGCCCGCTCCACCTTGCCTGTCAGTCAGCAGATAAAAAACAAGGTCGGTGAATAAGTGGCTTGGGCCAACCGACGCTTGGTAATACAAATCACCCGGTTCGTCATAAGGGTTGTTTGCAGAAGCAGTCGTATCAGGATGCAAACGTTTCACAGGTATTCCTTGCCCGATCCAGCAACGCAGCTGGTCCAAGCTTGTAAAGTTACGGCTAGCCTTGAGCGATAAACCGGCAATTGTTAAACCGTTATATTCTGGAACTTTGCTGTTAGGTAGAACTTCGTTGACGTAAACAATGCTGTGCTCAGGCTCTGATTCGTTTGATTTTTGCACCAAACCTCTATAGAAACTTAGATCTGCATACTGACTATGATTTTCAAATTCGGTATCTCCTGTTAATTCAGACGTACCAGGGGTAGTCACAAGATCAGCGACCCTGTATTGGAAACCTACTTGGTTATAAGTCCAGTAAAAAGCGTTATTGGCAGGAGAAATGGTCTCAGTGTGCGTGAAAGTTTCGTCCTTATCCCAGTCGCTTGTCGTGTAACCGTCATTAATAACTTCAACAGGGCCGGAAAAATTCCACTTCTTTGTCAGGCCAGTAAAGTGACCCGCAGGTAAACTCATCACCTCAACATTAAGTCTGATTTTTATTCTTTTACTTCCTTCTTGAATGCTTTTAATTGCGCTGCTTTTTGTTCCAAGTGCAAGATTTTCTGCATCGCCAAAGATGTCATAGAAATAGCCACCCATGCGCCCTTCAGGCACGCTTGTGGTGTTAATGTCCGTAATCCTGTAATAAAATCCGGACCACCGAATTGCTTGTCCAGAAGGATGATTGTCTCTGAAATTATTGCTGCTTGGATAAGGAGAATTGGAATAGCCTGGTTGCTCTGTGCCTTCTGTTGAACCCTCCCCACGCCTGATAAGAATAATATCGTTTGTATTAAACCCTGGAGAGCTGCCAATTACTTGAGCACTAAGTATGTCCCAAACATAAACTTGGCCTTGACCAACTCTTGCATAGTGATCAGCTACCAATTCTCGCTTCTGGACAGTCCATTGGACCCTTATCCATCTATTGCCGGGCAGGTCTTCGCGAGTGTTTAAAGTTCTTTGTGTTCCTTCACCGCCTGGATAATTATCAGCATTGCCAAAAATTGCAAAAGTAAAAGAACCCATTCTGCCGGGAGGCTCCAGATTGCCTGCATTTGCGTGGTAAACCATTGAGATGGCCCGGCGAAATACACCACCCTGATCCGTAGGTCTCGCTGAATTTGGTTGTACTGCTGAAGGCACCGTGGTCTCTTCACCAACTATTTTGGTTTTTGGGTTGCGTAAAAATTCTTTGTTCTTTTCAATATCTTTCTTTCTGATCCTGGAGCCAGCCGTTTCTATTTCAAATCTTCCAAGACTTGAAATATTCTTATCTTCAAAAACAAGTGGTTCTATTACGTCAGAAATTGACGCGGAAAGAAGAATCATTTCTTCATCGTCAGACAACTGCGCTACCTCAGATGCCGCGACTGATACAAACTTGTATTCAAGCTCCTTAGGCTCTCCTTGTGGATGCTTGAACCTGATGAAGTTGTATTGATCAACAGGCGTGCTGCCCCTGACAACAAAAAATAAATCTATACGTCTAAATCTAAAGGCATTGTTGCTGCTATCTACGCCAGCTTCGCGCACGTAAACTTGAAACACAGAAGACCTGACGATTGAGCCTGTGTACGTTCCAGAGCGCACTGATACTTCGTTCTGCTGAAACTTGTCTAACTGGTCTGGAGTGGGCAGATTGTTAAAAGAGCAAATGCCATTTAGCCGTTGAAAAACTCTACTTCGGATGCCTATCTCAGTTACAACAGCGGGCTTGTTGTTTCTGACGATAGCGGTAGCAATTCTTGTTACGGGATAAAATATAGGTTTAACTCCACTCCCATCAGCAATAAAATCTTTTTCAGGATCTATAACTTCATGGTCGTTTACAAAACCAATCCTTGCATCTTGCGACTCGTCAGTATCAATACACCTTAAGCTAATTTTTTGAGTCATATCGATCGTAGGGTCAAACCGTTGATGCCTGCGCCCTATAACCACAAACAATACGTTGCCAACAGCAAATTGCTCTCCAACCTGCATTGCTTCATCGGCTGCAAGCTGCTCTGCCTCGACCGTAGCATTAATGTCATCAACGTTTTCACCGCCTCTGTTATTGCTGCGCTGATACTTGTTTTCTGGAATTTCTCCTTTCTTGATTTCAAATTCAACAATGTCGCCAACATCAACTCGATCTCTTTCAGTTAAGTTATTACCTGGCACGTCAAGCACTGTTCCGTTTGTTCTTATAAGTGCGCTTAAACCCATGCGTGGGCTGTACTGACGGCCTTCGCCATCCATGTAAAACCGCCGTACTTTTTTTAACAGATTTTCGTTACCTATGTCAAAATTTGAATCTTTGTCGCCAGTAATTTTCATTTGACGCACCGTTAATGCGTGCTTTTGTTTGTCTTCAGTTCCCTTAATAATTGGCACAAGCTCAAAATTTACCCTGTAACCAGTGCCATTAGGAATAGCCCCGTACACCCCAAACTGAGTATTATTAGTAGGCGAAAACGCATGACAAAAACTTTTGGACTTAGCTCCGGTATCGCTTGGGCATTCAAATACATCATCATCACTCGCATACTCGAACGGATCTCCTTTGCTCGGGTCGCCAGCCGATCCATAAAAAAGATTTCTCCGCTCCAAACGGTTAAAGCTTGACGCTGAATCAGTAAGCCCATCCGTCCGCATTGGTGAGTTGCGTTTCCAATAGAACGCAAAAAAGTCGCTGAACAGAATGTCTAAGGCGTTGTTGCCTAGAAAAATACCTTCAAGCTCAGGCTCAATAATCCCATCAGGGCTAACACCATCGGCAAAACCGTGTTCGCCAACAACAAACATCAACTTGGCTGATTGCTGCGTTCCATGGCTAAACATCCGTGACCAAACAAGCTTTGGCGTAACCAACATCCCGCCAACTTTTTTAGCCTTGACATAACGACCAAAAATGATCGGTATGGGAGAGCCGTAATCTGCAAGCTCATTTAAGCTGTCAAACCCACGGCTTGGGGTAAAACGGCTTGCAGCGTTGACGCTGCCAAGGTCTAGCTGTGATCGTTTTGATGCTTCAGGTGCTTTAGGTTTTGGCGTCAGCAGGTATGAAACGCCAGTTAAAACCAAGCTGATCGCAAAGCTGATTAGAACCGGTGTAAGAGCAGGCCCAGCCTGGATGTCAGGGATATGCTCGTACTCTGCAGGTCTTAATCGGCCACGCCGCCTTACTTCAGCTGCAAAAAGTTGATACTCTTCTTCTGTAATTCCAATCGTCTTGATTAATTCTCTTTCGTAC